AACAGTTTCATATTTTTTGTTTCTTTTATCTGTCATCTGAGCAACAGCTTTTTTACCAAATTTTTTCTTTGTAGTAGAGTAAAAGTTCTTCTTACCCACATACCTTACAGATTTACCATCAATAATAGCTTCCATCTCATACACAAATCCCACGGCTCCTTCAGGAATCATACTACTATTAAACTCTCTACCTTGATATAACCAACTCATTTGTGTTTGTATCTTTTCATGTCCCAATCTGCTACAGTACTTACCATAGTAGCTAATATACTTATTGCTTCTTCTATGGATCTTGCTTCAAAACTTAATCTAGCTTTTGTTATTTTATGTCTAAAAACATAATCATACATTGGATTTTTCATAATGCTTGTTTTAATAGTGGAAATAATTTATTTCTGACAGCTTCAATACCATAATCTTTAACTGAATCAGAAAGATCTTTAGACATATCTAAATTTATGTAATTAAAACCATATTTTTTATTATACTTCTCAGCAGATCTTAGTCCTGGTTCATCATTATCAAATAATACAATTATCTTTTGATACTTATCTAGGAGTGGTCTCATAAAATTTTCTGGTATAACACTATTCTCACTGTCTGGTGCAATAGTTTCTATACCGGATATACCTAATCTTTTAAAACACATTAAGTCTTTTAGAGAAGAAGTAATAATCAGATACTTAGATTTAAATTCAAGTTGATCAGAACCCTGTATATAATCTCTTACTTTAATGAACTTATTATCTTTGTTTTTTGGAGTATAGATTTTATATAGTGTACCATCTTCCCGGAAATAACCATAAATAAAATTACCTTTAATATTTATAAGATCTAATAAATTACCTTCATCATCTTCTTTAATCATAGTATAAAATGATAAAGGATAAACATTATGTTTCTCTAATATAGAAGAAGATAATTTAAAAGTCTTCCAATATGTTTGATCTAAAGTATTCCAGTGCCGCATCTCATAATCAGAAACTACATATTTACTATGAGGTTTATATTCTATAGAAACATATGTATTATTACTAATGTAAACATTATAGTCATCCAGTATTTTTTTAGAAGCTTCTCCTCTTGAATTAAGATTGTATAGGTACATTACAAGATTTAGTCTATCTCCACCATATCCTGAAGAAAAATCTTTAAACTTATAATTACCTTTACTATCTATATAAATACACATAGAAGGAACTTTATCTTTTACATTAAATACAGATTTGATTTTAAGACTTTGACCTGATAATCTTTCAGTAAGTTTTAAATAATACTCAAAGACCCATTCTCTAGGTATATCTGCTAAATCAGAAGTTAAACCTTTTGTAGAAATCATACTCTAAAATTTAAAAATTAGGGGGAAACTACAAAATTTCCCCCATAACTTATTAGTCTAGAGAGAAATCTGAAGAAGTTGTTTTTCCTGGCACAATATCATCTTCACCAAAACTTTGTACATTATTTACTTCAAGTTTCTTAAGATGTTTATCAGCATTATAAATTAATACTTTGCCAGCTTCTACTTCAGCAATTGCATATTTATTATTTTCTGCTTTTGGTAACCATAGATCATAATTAGTATAACCTGTTTTGCCAACATATTCTTTACCAGCAACACAGAATTCTAAATATTTATCTTTAATAGGTGCAGTTTTATTAAAGGCTTCTACAAAGTCTTCAATAGTTTCATGCTTATTATGTTGAGCTTGCATCCATTCATTAATTCCTGCAGTCTTGCAGAGATTTTGTAAAAAGATTAGAATGGATCTATCTCTTTGTATTTTTTGACCAGATTTAGTTTCTCCATCTGCATATGCATACTGAGAAGCTTTAACTTTACCTATCTGACCTGCAAAGTGTCCTTTATCAGGATTGTCTTTATCAAAAGCAAAACCTTCAAAACCTTCTATAGGTTCAGTTTCTACATGCAATATCAAATGATATGCATTGTCAATAAATTTAAATTCTTCTAGTTCAACACCATTAATTTTTAATACATGGTTACCTGGACTAATTGTTTTTGGTAGACCGGATCCACCGGTACCAAGATCTTCTGTACTTAACGCCATTTTATTTTACTTTTTAATTATTAAACAAATACTTTATCCCATGATGTCTTTAGAACACCATCAATCATCTCTGTAATTACTACTTCTTCATTACGTAAGTGCTCAGGTCTTGCACCACAAGTAACTTCTTCATTTGTCTTAAAGGACAAAATAGTCTTGTTACCTTTTCGGTACATATACCCAATTGCATCAGCATTAGCACAAATTAAAGATTTAATTTTACCAGTTAAGTCTATGTTAGCAGACATAACCATCTCACCCTTATCATCTACCACCTTGTCTTTAATATGACCAGATAGGATGATTGTAGGTGCTAAGGTATCAATAAAATCTAAAACTTGAAAGAATGCTTGACGGATATATAAATATCCAGCACCATTTGGAAGAGTAACTACTGTATCACCATCAAAGTTTTTACCCATAGGGGTTGCTCTGTATAGTTTAATAGCTAGAGGCATGATCATATCTTCTAATGCACTTACAGTATCAACAGTAACATACTTATAAGGATTACCTGCAGCTCTAATTGCTTTACCAGTATCCAGTAACTCTTGTAAACTATTAATTTTTACTTTTAATGCATCAACATAATCAGTACCATTCTCTAAATCTAAAATCAGATTATCTTCTAAACCTGCATATGCAGTTGTTTTACCAGTCTTTGGCTTTGAATAAATCACAATTCTTTTGGGATTCTGTCTCTCAGCTTTGACCTTTTTAGTTGGAAGTACTATACTCATATCTCACTTTTTGTTTGTTTAATCAAATCATTTAACCATGGTCTAGCACTAACAGGTTTCATCAACATAATTGCTGCAAGATCTCTGATAGTAATTTCTGACAAAGGTGCATCTGCAATTTCTTCATTAGAAATTTCTATTCCTGCTTTTGGAGGAAATGTTTCTTCAAAATCTGGAAATATGCTTAATGATTTTTGTAGTTGAGGAACTTCTAGTTTAGCTTCTTCCTTTCTCTTTTCATAAAGAGCATAACTAATCTCTTGTCCTGTATTTAAAACTGCTACACATTCATTAACAGGAACAACATATGTGATATATGTTTCTCCTTTATCATTTAAATTTTCTTTCTTTTCATATTCTTCAGAATAGAAAGGATTGCTTTTAAATTTAAATAAAGGCCTGTCACCATACATAGGTGTTATATCAACAGTTTTACCAGAATCATCAGATTTATTATCATAGAATTCTACATAAATATCTTCACCTTTTTTTAATTCCCATTCAAAAAACTGGACATGTCTACCATACTTACCTTTCTGGAAAAATGCTGTTTTAATAGTGAAGAAGGGATCTGCAATACCAATATTTTTAAAAGTTGGCATATGATAACTAAAGAATTCTCTTTCTCTATCTTTTCTAAAATTACTCATATTTATTAATTTATTTGTATTTTTTGCTTAGTTGCCTGTGGAGGAGTGGGTATTTCAATTATTTTCATTGTACTTCTATCTAGCTTAAAGAAGCTTATTCTTGTGGTACCATTTCTAGATTTTAAGAAATGAAAAACCAAAATATCTGGATCTTCAATTAAAAACTTTTCAGGACCATACTGTCTAATTTTTCTTATAGAAGGTTTATTCATACCCATAACAACATCAGCATGTTGTAATAAAGAATCAGAACCATAAATATCAGAATCTAATACATAATTACCATAAGAGCCTTCTTCTTGTCTTTTAGGGTCATCTATATTTCTGTTTAATTGACTTAAAACAAGAAATGCAATAGGATATTTTTTCTTCATATGGGTCAAGGCTTCACCCAATGCACCTAGCATATCAAATTTGTCTTTTTGTCCTTTACCAACTTTAAATAAAGCTGAGTGATCTATAGTTACTAACATGTTTGTGTAAGTACCATCAGTATTTTTATACTTTTCCATTTCATAATGGATTGTGGCACACATCTCATCAATAGTACATGAATCATAAACTACATTCACAAAATCTTTTAATTCTGTAGATTGGTAATACTCTAAACATTTCTTATAGACTTCTTTATCTACAAGAGCTCCTCCCTTACTCATTAATGTATTGTAATCAGAACCTGTTTGTAAGCTAAATTTTCTTACTCCGCTGGTTTCATCAACCATTTCCATTTGAAACTTTAATACTCTAAACTTTTGCTCAGGATTCATAACAATGATATCACTGATTAATTGTTCCATAAATAAAGTTTTACCTGTTCCAGGTCTAGCACCTACTAAGGTGATAGTTCTCCATTCTAATCCATCACAAAAAGCATCATTAAACTTGGGCCAAGCACTTACTAAAGAAGGTAATCTACCTTCTCTTCTAGCTTTCATTTTAATTAATGCTTTTTCTAAAGCCTGTCTTTCACTAATTGGTAGTAAAGGTTTAGCCCCGTTAAATTGCTCTGACATTTTTATTGTGGATTTATATTTAAACTATTCTTTTTTGCTTGATTGTATAATTGGTGCATGGCAGTTATTATAATTTCAATAGCAAAATACTGCATAAATGATATACTAACTATAAACAAATTCACAGTATAATAACTAATTATACTTCCCACAACAGCAATCATAAGCAGTAATCCTTTTTTCATACTACATTTTCTTTAAAATAAAATTGACCTTCATCAGTGCCTGTATTAATAAATTCACAATATGTGGCAAGATCAGAAACAAAAGTTTTATCTATTTCTTGCTTTCTTATAAAATACTGTGCAGTTCTCATAAATTCATAGTTTTTTAAACTATATTCTGTTACATACTTTTCAGTAGCTACAAGTATTGTTTCCCATGAATAATCATATGTTTCAAAAAACCATCTAAATGCACCTTCTAAATTTTTTGCATTTACTCTTGCATATTTACCTGAAGAGAGTTTTTTATTAGGGAATATTTCAACATACTCCTGTATCTTTTCCAGAAATTCTTTACCCATTAAATCTTGTGAAGTTTTCTTTTTAGACTTTTTGAAAAAACTATCTATTTCAGACATAAAGATAACACTTTTACTTGTTAATTGCAAGTCTTGTGTTACCCAATTATCTGATTTTAGCTTTACTAATTGTAAGTCTTTGTTTACAAATGATTTAGGTACTATTCTTTCTTTAATACAGTGTAAAATATAATATGCATTTGGAGTTAAATTAACTTCTATAAGTTTATTAAATATTTCATCCATCTTACCACGTTATTTCATTACCACTTGTATTCTTTACAACAGTTGATATTTTATTAAATATATCATTACTATCCCATTTAGATCCACTATAAGCTGCACTAGCAGGATGTTTTACAAAAAACTTATGTTCTGTATTTGTAGTTAAATCTGACCATTCTTCAGCTTTTTTACCTAAATATGCATAAACTAACCCGGGATTATAGTTATTTAAATAATCCAATAGATAAGCAGTAAATGGTTTCCATATATCATAATGACTACCAATTTTGTTTACTTCAACTGTAAGAGCTGTATTAAGCATAAGTATACCTTGATTAGCCCATCTTTTTAAGTCAACATCAGTGCTTATTTCATGACCATTATATACAGTTCTGTTTACTTCTCCTAGAATATATCTAAGACTAGGTTGTAAATTATCTGTATTACTGCAACTAAATGCTATTCCATCTGCTATACCTAACTGTGGATAAGGATCTTGTCCTATAATAACTACTTGTAAATTATCATACGGACATTCTTCAAATGCTCTAAACACTTGTTTTAGTGGTGGAGTAAATCTTTTATCTTCTTGACTTAGAGTATATAACTTTGTGAGTATGTCATCAAATTCACTACTAAATATAAAAGATTTAAAAATTCTATCCCAACCACTAGATTCAAGTTTATTAAACATTTTTTGTTTAATTTCTTCTAAATTCATTTTTTTCTTATTTTTGATAAAAAAACATTATGGCTTTAAAATTCAAAGAATTAAATGATGATGCACTCATTGACATAAAAGTTAACAAAGCATATTATTTAATGGCAAAGAACTCATTATTTTATCTATTAACTCAAATTAAAGATGAGCAAAATAGAGAACAATTAATTAAAGACACTACTTCTATAGAGTATAAAGATATGAGTGATTGGCAAAAAACATTTCATACATTAACTCTTCTTATTGCTGAGATAGAAAAACAAGCTAAAGATAAACAATTATATACTGAAAGAGAAGTTCTCCAACCAGGAGATGAAGGTTATGTTGAACCTAAGCAAGATTAATATTAAACTGCTCTCTACCTATCTGTATACAACCTTCAATAGCTAACATTAGTTCATCTTTACTACAATCTGCAAAAGATTTACCTTCAAGTCCTGAAGCTTGTTTTACAACAAGTTTCATTTCATCAAATGTATAACCTGACTCTTTTGCTAATTCTCTAATACAAGCATGTACTTTTGCAAGTTGTGCTTTACTATGATCTATACCTGCTAGATCTAAATACATATCTACTTTCTGACCCTCTGGTATCTTCTCTAGAAAGAGTTCATAGGCCAGTTTGTCTTGAGGATGAGCAAATATAAGTTTCCCATCTTTTTTAATAAACTTACCACTAAACATACTAACAAGTTATAAGATTCATTATTTCTAAAAACTGTATAAAATGTTTCTTGTTTTCAATTTTTACAGCAGGAATATCATGACATTCTAAAAACCATTTATCATTTTTTACATCAACACTATCTGTACTGTGTAATACTAAATGGTCACAGAGTTCTTTTTCATAGAAATAATAATCATATCCGTTTTGACTGTCTTGGTCAAGTATATCTACTCTTTGAAAACCAAGATCAATTAAATCTTTTTCTGTCATTTTTATACTTTTTAATTAAATATCTTCTCCATGCTTCTTGCTTATGACCATTTATAAAAAACCAACCAAAGTAAAGTTCAAACCATTTTTTTAGTTTTTTCATATTCTTTAAATTTTAAAATTATTTCTGCTAACGTCCTGTAAATAAGTAAGTAGACATGACATCTCTAATATAGTCAATTTCCTTGTATTTATCATTATCTAAAGTATAAACACCTAGGTTTTTTATCCTATTATTTCTAAAAGTTAATAAAGCAAGAGCCATTAGGTTTGCATTATCTTCATCTGAACTATCTAACATCCCAAACATATTATTCATTGCTTCTTCAGTAATATAACCTGTCTTAACAAGTAAGTTTAACTCTGCAAAGAAAATAAATGGTCTGAATGTTCCTACTTTGGTACCTGCTGCATACATATACCATAAATATCCAATATTACTGTCATTTGATTTTGCAACTTCCCAATGTTCATTGCAAATATCCTTGATTAATTTCTTAATCTTTGGATCACTAAAATTCTTTATCATAATTAAAAAATATATCTAATTGTATTCCAAGGTATCATCTCATCATGTAACTCAGTCCACTGTTTAATATAATCAGCTTTTCTGTTATGTTCATACCGGATATTCTTACCACCATACTGAGATGTTTTAGCTTCTTGAATTTTGGGTACCCAAAGTAAATCTTCTCCTGGTAACTTATGTTCAAGATTATACAAATGTTTCTGCTCATTATGAGTAAGGAATATTACTTCAGCTTTAACAGGAGCATCCATTACTCTCCAATTCATTATTTTAGAGTATGTATCAACTAACATAAACAACTGTCTATATTTTTGTATCCAGTCATCATGTACAATTACTGGACTGAAGTTAAGATGAACTTCATACCCACAAGCTAAAAAATCCCATACAGCATAAAGTCTGTCTTTAATTTCTGGAGTGTTGGGTTCTAATATTTTTCTGTACTCTTCAGGCATTAAACTGAATCTAACTCTAATCTTACCTTCAGGTCTAAATTCTAGAAAGTCTCTGTTTACCCATTTAGTAGCAAATGAACCCATAGCAAGTGGGTGATCTCTAAAGAACTTAAAGATAGTTTCCCAGTCATGATATTTAGCATGCAGAGCAAAGTCTTCATTACAAGAAATATCATAAGTTACATACTCTCCTGTTTGATTAGGTTTCTCTACTGTAGAAAAATATGCATGTGAGTTAATTTCTGTCAGGATATCCATAGTATTTGTAGCTACAGATAATCCTTCCGGCTTATGTCTCTTCATATAACAGTAAGTACAGTTATA